CTATACACCCGGATTTGAATATACAAGACCTACAGAAGCTATTTTAGATGTCCAATCTAAATCAACAATAACAATTAATAGTTTCAAAGGTTCAGGTTCTTTAGATACTAGATACGGTTTTGCAGAAGCTAACAAATCCGATAAAGTAGGCTTACAGGATATCGATAACGAAACCTTAAGCGATTCAGTTCCTATTAAGTTTACCCTTTACAACGGAACAGATATTACAGCTACCCTAGTATTTAGGGGATTTATTGAAAGTTTATCAGACGATATGTCCGGTAACTGGGATAATATTCGCTATATTGGTAGAGCAGAAGAACTATACAGCTACTCAGGCTTCTCTAGAGGAATAAACTTAAGCTTCCAAATACCGATATTCAGCTCTCAAGAACAAACTCCTGTACTAAATAAAGTAAATGCGTTGAAATCAGCAGTACTTCCTAAATATAAAAATAACCTACCGGTTGCTACATTCTGCAAACTTAGAATAGGAGATTTGATTGGGGATGATACGACTTATGTAGTATTGACAGGAGTTAATCAGACTATAGAGAACGATGTACCGTGGAGTGTAGGAAGCGACCTCTTACTACTACCGCAGCTGCACAAACTCTCAGTTAGTATGAAAGTACTTCACAAAGATATTCCTCAAGTTTGGAGTCCATTAGTAGGTAGACAGTTTTTAGGACACGACACAGCAGCACAGCAATTTAGAAATCAGCTTAGTACTGCATTATCTGTTTTTTATAAGACATGAGTAGATACAATTCCATACCTGTTACCAAGACCGACGACGGAACTGAATACAAACAGACTACTGTTTATGTAGCACCGGCAGCATCTACTCAAGACTACTACGTAATTACTACGGTAGGAGATCGCTTTGATATACTAGCCAAGCAATTCTACGGAGATTCAGATCTTTGGTGGATTATCGCTAGTGCAAACCCGCAAGTTAGAAAAGACACTTTATTTATCGAACCAGGCCTACAGCTGAGAATACCTTCACAGGCAGGTCTAGCAGAAGAGCTTTTTAGAAAAGAAAATAGAGAAAGATAATGGGAGTTTTAAGAATTGGTGATGCATTTGATAAAGGTGTCTCTGACAGTATTGAACTAAGACAAGCAGTACTAGCTCAGTCTTCAGAATTCAATGGAACTGTTTTAGATCCTCAATCTAGAATTAAGTATGTTAGTTCTAGAGTACCCTGGGTACGTCTAAGCTCCTCAGTATCTGTTACTCCTAATTCTTCAAAAGCTCAAATTTTCGGTAAGACAGGTACCGAACTTGCAAGAACAAATGTATTAGAAGGGTATAATCCCAATAATGATCCTACCGATCTAGCAGCAGGATATCAAAACACCCCACAGTTCGGTATCCGTCCAAAACCCGGTATTACTCAGGTCAGTATAAAAGCTCACCAGAGATTCGGTACCCTGAGAACAGCTAGCGTACAGTTTAAATGCTGGTCAGTAGAGCAGCTTGAGATAATGGACGTGCTCTATATGAGACCGGGGTATACAGTCCTTCTGGAGTTCGGTACAAGTACCTACGTAGATTCAGATGGAAAAGTGAAGACGGACATGGTTCCGTTAAACCTATACGATAATTCTAAGAAGTGGACTAAAAACTCCTTACTTAATGCGATCGAAACTAGAAAAAAAGATTACAACTACCAGTACGATGCTATTTTTGGATTTGTTAAAAACTTCTCTTGGAGTTTAAATCCTGATGGAAGTTACGAATGTACAACTTCCATTATTACATTTGGAGAGATTATCGAATCATTAAAGTCAACGTTTACCTTCCCTTCTACCGCAAACAGAGAACAGGCACAGGAAGATGCCAAGAATAGTAGAAACAATTCTTTTACCGGCGGCCCGATAGGAAGTCTATTAGATAACTACTACTCAGAAAAGACAGTACTGCATTACGCTCTTACAACGCTAAAATCCTGGGCAGTAAGTGCAGCTGTAGTTTTTACTAATGCGGGTGGAGGAAACGCTCAAACAATTTCCGATAGAGCAGAGTACCTCTCTTTACCTAAAAAAGAAAAGCAAAAAATAGCTTTTAAAGCAGGTAAGAAGGTTAAAGATTATGCTGATACATTAGCAGAAGAAGGAGAGAATATAGCAACAGGTATTCAACTATCTGCTCCTGATCTAGACGGACTTCTACAGGATGAAATAACTACATTATCCTCCACCGATAAAAGCATTCCCCAGCGAGAATTTAAATTAGATGTTCTCAATACTTTAGTAGATCAAGCTCCTTCCTACGGTAAATACATACTCGTTTCTACTAACATCACAGACCCTTCTCATTTTAAGCAACCTACCGATAGAGATCCTGTCTACATAAAACTAGATACTTTCTTGACTATCCTAAATAAGCTAGCTCTTAAAAGCGGAGCTGATAATATCGTTACTTTTGATATAGACGAATCAGGCTACCGCAGGTACCGTTCTTTTGACTTACATTTTTCTGTTGACCCTAAAGTATGTTTTATTCCTCGGAGTACTATGCAACTGCTTTTGGGAATAGCAGAAGATTTTAAAGCTAAGGACCCTGACCTAGACACACCGTTAATCAGAAGTATCTGGCTTAACCTAGATCATATCCTACAGGTATACGATAGTAACTTTAGCAACAGTACTAATAATGAAGTTTCTATTTACGAACTAGTAATGAGTATTATGAAAGATGTTCAATCAGCTTTAGGGCAGATGAATGCTTTCGATATTGATTATGATGAAGCTAGAGCAGTATACAGGATTGTAGACCGTAACTATATTCGTATTGATCCTACCCGTCCTAAGATCGAATTACTAGGAAATAAGTCCATAATCCGAAATGTATCTTTAGAAAGTAAACTCTCTCCTAAGATTACAACCATGATTGCAATCTCGGCTCAAGCCGGTGCGGAATCTCTAGGAATGGAAGCAACAGCCTTCTCACAGTTAAACGAAGGACTTATAGATAATATAATCCCAGTTAAGGCTGACTTCACTTCAAAAGTAGTACCGATTGAAGGTGTAGAAGAAATTGAACTAGCAGGAGGAATCCCGTATAAGGTACTGAGATATTACGACGAAGTTTATAACCTGGGCAGAATTGTTGTAGAAGAAGATCCTGAAATAGTACGACAAACATACATGGAGTTTATCAATAGAGTTTCAGCAAAGACCGGTCGACAGGCTTCTTTTGTGATTCCGTTTGAATTAGGATTCACTTTAGACGGAACATCAGGAATGGTAATCGGAAGTAGTTTCGATATAAACCCTAATATACTGCCAGCTCCTTATAAAGTGAATAAAGATAAAGCTGCTGTAGCTTTTCTACTTACCGGAGTTGAACACACTATTAACCCGACCAGCTGGACTACCTCTTTAAGATCTCAGATGTTTATTTCTGAAGGTAAAACAGGTACGTACTTTACAGTAGGAGTAGCAGATGTACTAGACACTGCTAGAAAACAGGTTAAGCAGATAAGCTCTCCTTCTAGAGATCTTACCACTACTAGAGCTATAGAAGATCTGCATCCTAAATTTAGAGACAAAATTACAGTACTTTTGACCCTACTTGAGAGAGATGGACTAAACACAGGAGTTGCCGCCACAGAATGGCAACCTACTATCGGTAACGGATATAGAAGCGTTTCAGATCAGGCTCAGAAATATAGAGAAGGTAAGAGCAAGGTTACTCTTGGGTTTCATAACGTAGTTGTAGGTACTTCAGATAATCCACGAAGAGCATCTTTAGCTGCTGATATTATAGACAGGAGGTATTCATGGAATCAGGTAAACGGATCCTACGATATTCCTGCAGAGTTCTTTAAAGCTGTTGGTAAATACGCCAAGCAGCTAGGACTAGAATGGGGAGGAGATTTCGCACAAACTGATCCAACTTGGAAAGAATATGGGATGGGCTGGGATGTTGCTCACGTACAATATGCTGGAAAAGATAGAGCTACTCTAGTAGCAGAAGCAAGAAAAATTCACGGATTAGACTAGTATGTACCTGCCTAAATTTAAAGTAACAGAACCTCAGTACACTTACGGAGATGAATATGAGCTATCCACTACAGGACTAGTTTATACAGGCTTTTATTTTAAAAGCAGTACCGGACAAGCCTATACCGGTAAAGCACCGGGAGACGGTGAAAACACGCTTTTAAATGTGAGTAGAGATTTTAGAACAGATTTTGAACGAGACCAGCCCTACCTAACGGACTATGATGTACTTGTAAACGATCCTAATTTATTTGCTTTAAGAAAAACTTTACCTTTACCTCCTCACTATCCGATGCCTTCTACACAGGAGAGTGCAATCATGCGATATTTTGCAAAAGAGAAAGTAACTGGTCAAATTATTGAGATTTCAAAATCTACATACCAAGCATTAAAAAAGAAATCCACTCTTTACTTTCATCCAGGTTACGATATTCTTGAAATGATGTGGATTATTCAAGGATCTGTTGAAGATACAACAAGTGGTGCTTATATTATACCGGGAATTAAATCAAAAAACAGAAAACAGCTAGAGCAAGCTGAGAAGACACTACCCGGTATATCAGCAGTATTAACCGACTTAGCACAGTTTGCGCAATGAAACTTCTTTCGTATATTAGGAAAGGTTATGGAAATGGGTTATGTTTTATATCGTCGAGAGTCAAGAGCAGTTTAACTACCTACAAGCCCTTGGTAGACAAGGTGGCTATGTCGAGATCGTTTCAGGTAACGACTACTACCATCCTATACTTAATACTGCTGTTTGTGTTTACGTACGCCCTAACCAACACGACTCCGGATACATTATTCCCGTAAATCATTCCGAAGGAATTAACGTACCTAAAGAACGCATACAGCAGTTATTAAACTGCTTTACTACCCTATATACGTTTAATAAGAAGAACTTCTTATATCATTTCTCTCACGGTAATATCAACGATATTAACCTGATGTACTCTATGGCAGAGTACGAGAGTTTGGAACTACCGAACCCTCCTCAGGTTATAAGCTGGTACTATAATCATTACAGGGATAAGCCCGACCTAAACTCTATCATCCCTATCTCTAAATTATTTGAGAGATGTGAGAGAAATTACAGATCCCTAGAGGAAGTCATTACCGAGTATAGTTATATACTGGAGCTACCGGCCTGGGAGTTCTACAACCGGTTAACTACCGGAGTTTTTTATTTAGCTGAACAATCTGGAATTAGAATTATTTATGACAAATTTATTGAAAAGTTTACTCCTGCGAATCCAAAATTTAGCATTTCAGATAACATTTGCTTTACTAGCTACAATCTGTATAATCCCACTAGCCGTCCTACTTCTGCCTTTAATAGTGTTAACTTCGCCGCGATCCCCAAAAAAGACGAATACCGAAAATGCTTTATCCCGCGTAGTGGACGATTTGTAGAGTTTGACTTTGACGGCTACCACATCCGTCTGATTGCAGAGATTCTAGGATACGAGTTTACACCTGAAAGTGTTCATACCCAGCTAGGACGTCTGTACTTCAATAAAGAGGAATTAACCGAAGACGAATACCGTCAATCCAAGACCAATACCTTCCAGATCATGTACGGAGGTGTGCCGGACAAATGGCGTCATATCGAATTCTTTGATAGGGTATCTATTTACACTACCCAGTTATGGAAGGAGTTCCTTGAGAACGGAGTCGTATATGCTCCTATCTCCAAGAAGCCCTTTTATAGTACCCTAAAGGATATGAATCCTCAGAAACTTTTTAATTATGTCATCCAGAGCTTGGAAACTAGCCGGAACGTTCTTATATTAAAAGAGGTGCTAAAGTACCTCCAAGCCAAAAAAACAAAGGTTACGTTATATACTTATGATGCTATCTTGTTTGACTTCTTCCTTGAGGACGGTAAAGAGACGTTAGAGAATCTAAAGAAAATCCTAGAACAGGGGGGAAAATATCCTGTTAAGTTTAAGTTTGGCAATAATCTAGTTTTAGACTAGTAAATTATATTTATAATGGAAGTTAAATTCCCACCTATATCCGGTTATGACTTCGTCAGTGAAACCTTAACCTGGAATGACGACATGAGTAATAAACTGTTCTGTACCTTTACCACAGAAGAACATCTTGAAGAACTAATCTCTACGATCAGTAAGAGGTATACTATTCTATATAGCAAGATTTTTGTACTCCATGCAAAAAGCAACGATGAGTTTATTTGCACTTATAACGTTGACTTTAACAACGTTGCTAACTTTTTAGATAATACGATTTTGGTTCATCGTAAAAAAGAATCTAACACCCTTTACACTATCAACGCCCTTAACACGCTCATCAAAGAGCTGAATGACGGGTACCTTGACCCCAGCTACAAAGTAGACTGGAACGACTACCGCAACTGCATCTTGCTGACCCGCGGTAATGAACTAAAACGAATCAATACCAGACTCCACAAAATAGTTGAGCTGTAAGTTGGATCGTAAAGGTTTTTTTCTTAAATTAGTTATGTAACAGTTATTAATCAGTTATTATTATTATGGATTTATCCCTCATTAAACAAAAGATGTCCGCCATGCAGAGTGGCGGTCGTCAAGAACGCGAAAAAGTAGACTACGAAAAGATCTTCTGGAAGCCGGCTTTCGGCAAGCACCAGATCCGAATCGTACCGGCTTTCGACAATCCAGCTTATCCTTTCAAGGAGCTGTATTTCCACTACGGTATTGGAAAATACCCAATGATTGCTCTTACCAATTTTGGAGAGCAAGATCCAATCGTTAACTTCGTAAATGAACTTCGTAAGACTTCCGACAAAGACAACTGGTCTCTGTCAGGAAAGATCTCCCCTAAGATGCGAGTTTTCGCACCAGTAGTAGTACGAGGTGAAGAAGACAAAGGAGTTCGTCTATGGAGCTTCGGTAAGGAGGTTTATAAGACTCTCTTACAGCTTGCAGAAGACGAGGAGATCGGTGACTACACCGATGTTGTCAACGGATGGGATATGACTCTAGAGCTTACCCAAGGTAACCCTTACCCTTCGACATCAGTACGTATTCGTCCTAAGCAGACTCCTCTTTCTGATGATAGCTGAAAAGTAGAGTCATGGATTAAAAATCAGCCCGTAGCTGTTGATTCATTCTCTAAGTACGATTTTAACTTTATTAAAAAGCAGCTGGAAAGCTACTTATCAGGCGGAGAAGAGACTGCTGAAGAATCAGCACCAGCTCCTATCCAATCAGCTCCTGCTGCCGTCCAAGCACCTAAGCAGTCGTTTACTCTTGAGAGTGTAGTCGCAGAGAAGAAAGACGCAGTAAGTCAGTTCGACGATCTGTTCAAGGATACTGACGACCTACCTTTCTAAGGATGGCTAAAAAAGGCATTTCTGAAGTCGCTCAAGCAGCGATCAAGAATAACTTCGACCTCGGGAAGTTTAAGAAGAACAAGGGACTAGCATCTGCTAGCGTTAAGTTCAAAGAGCAGAGATGGATTCCTCTATCTAAAGCTTTCCAGGACATCACTTCGATTCCTGGCATCCCTCAAGGTCACATCACGCTTTTGCGAGGTCATAGTGATACTGGAAAGACTACCGCTTTGCTAGAAGCTGCAGTAGCAGCCCAGAAGATGGGAGTACTTCCAGTATTCATTATCACGGAGATGAAGTGGAGCTGGGAGCATGCCCGGGAGATGGGTCTGCAGTTCCAAGAGGTTGTTGATAAGGACACCGGAGAGATCATTGACTTCGAAGGTTTCTTCCTTTACGTAGACCGAGGCAACATCAATACTATCGAAGACGTATCAACGTTTATTCTCGATCTAATTGATGAGCAGAAGAAAGGAGAACTACCCCATAACCTTTTGTTCCTGTGGGATTCAATCGGTTCGGTACCATGTGAGCTATCAGTTCGTTCTAACAAGAACAACAACGAGTGGAATGCCGGCGCTATGAGCACCCAGTTCGGTAATAACGTCAACCAGAAAATCCTCCTATCTAGGAAGGAAGGTCAACCTTACACCAACACTCTAGTTGCTATCAACAAGGTTTGGACTATGAAACCCGGCATGCCGATGGAACAGCCCAAGCTTCAGAACAAGGGCGGTATGGCGATGTGGTATGATGCTACTTTGGTAATCACTTTTGGTAACATCACCAACTCCGGCACCAGCAAGATCAAGGCTATCAAAGGAGGTAAGCAGGTAGAATTTGCCAAGCGTACTAAGATCCAGGTAGATAAGAACCACATCAACGGTATCACTACCCGAGGTGCGATCGTCATGACTACTCACGGCTTCTTAGAAGACGAAAAAAAAGCAATCGATAATTATAAAAAGGAACATTCCGACTACTGGCTCACGACCCTCGGTTCAACCGATTTTGTGCTGGTAGAGGAAGGCAGTATGGAAGAGGACATCCGAGACATCGGAATAGAGTTCGGCCTTAACATGGAAGTGTAATGGGTAAGTACGACGATATACTGGCTAAGATCCAGGTATCGGAACCCAGAAGACTTAATGATAACATCCTAGTTATCGACGCGATGAATACCTTTATAAGGAATTTCACGATGATTAATCTTATGAATCCGCAAGGCTCCCATGTCGGGGGTCTTGTTGGGTTCCTTAAGAGCTTAGGATTTCTAGTTAGGACTTTTGATCCCACCCGGATTATAATTGTCTTTGACGGACCCGGCTCTACAGCCGCCCGGAAGCTAGTCAACTCAGACTATAAAGCCAACCGGAACCTTAGTCGGATCACCAACTGGGAGATGTACGACAACAAGGATCAGGAGTACGCTTCTATGTCCGCACAGATCGAGCGACTGGTCGAATACCTGCATATGCTACCGGTAGACCTGCTTACGATCAACAAGGTAGAGGCTGATGACGTGATTGCTTTTATAGCTAAGGAATTTAGTCAGAGCAAGGTCACGATCGTATCTTCGGATAAGGACTTCATGCAGGTTGTCAATGATAACGTCCGGGTCCACTCCCCTATAAAGAAGAAAAACTACGGACCTGCAGAGGTGCTAGAGGAGCAGGGTGTTCTCCCAAGCAATTACTTGATTGTAAAATCATTGCTAGGAGATAATTCCGATAACCTACAAGGTGTTAAGGGGCTAGGAATAAAGGGTGTCCTCAAACATTTCCCGAACCTCGCCACTATCCCTAACACCGACCTAGACTATGTTTACGAGGTGTGTGAAGAGGGTGTGCAGAAGACTAAAATCCTTGCAAAGATCCTAGAACGTAAGCACGTAGTAGATCAAAACTACGGACTGATGAATCTCATGGAGCCACAGTTGTCAGACACCCAGATTAGTATTATATTAGATGTCCTAGGATCGCCCTGCCAGCAGTTAAATGCAACAGCATTTATGTTAATGCTCCAGCAAGACAACATCCAACATGGGATTACGAAAAACACAGAAAGTTGGTTAGAAACCTTCAGATACATCTTAACAGTTAAAAAGTGACACTACAAAAACTCAGTCAATACGGTAAAGGTTTTCAGATTAAAGTACTGGGTTCACTACTTACTGATAAAACATTCCTACTCAATGTTAGGGATACTATTATCGAAGAATACTTTGATGCTGATTCCCATAAATGGATCATCAAGAATACTTTATCGTATTTCGATAAGTACCATACTACTATCTCGCTAGATGTTCTAAGGATCGAACTTCAGAAAGTTGAAAACGATGTCCTTAAGACTGCTATCAAGGAAGAGCTTCGAAACTCTTACCAAGCCTCCCAAGAAGACCTAAAGTACGTCCAGGAAGAGTTTAATACCTTCTGCAAAAATCAGAAGCTTAAGCAAGCACTTATGGATAGCGCCGATCTGCTTAATGCAGGTGACTACGACTCTATCCGAGGAATGATTGAGGCTGCTTTAAAAGCAGGTATGGATAAAAATATCGGTCATGAGTACCTTAAGGATATCGAGAGCCGATACCGAGAAGACTACCGACCGACTGTCTCCACCCCCTGGGCTACCATCAACCAAGCCATACAAGGGGGGTGGGGACCCGGAGACCTCGCTATCATCTTCGGTAACCCGGGTGGCGGTAAATCTTGGATGATGGTTGCTGCTGGTGCTCATGCAGTCCAGCAAGGCTTCAACGTCGTCTACTATACCCTAGAGCTAGGAGAAGACTATGTAGGTAAGAGGTTTGACTGCTACTTCACCGGCTACAGTATCGACGAAGTCAATAAGCATAGACCCGAAGTAGAGAAGATCGTTAATGGCTTGAAAGGAAAGCTTATAGTTAAGGAGTATGCTCCTAAAGCAGCTACCGTTACTACTATCAAGTCCCATCTTCAGAAATGTACTGATATGGGTCATAAGCCTGATCTAGTGATAATCGACTACGTTGACTATCTCCGAGCTCCCTCCCGGAAGTACGCTGAACGTAAAGACGAAATCGATGACGTATTTGTTGCCGTAAAAGGGTTGGCTAAGGAGCTAAAAATTCCTATCTTAACACCATCACAGGTTAACAGAATGGGTGCTAAAGACGACGTTATTGAAGGCGATAAGGCTGCCGGATCTTACGACAAGATGATGGTTGCAGATATTGCAATCTCGCTTTCACGTAAGAAAGAGGATAAGGTCAACGGTACCGGCCGGGTACATATCATGAAAAACCGCTACGGTATGGATGGTATGACTTACGGTGCTAAGGTCAACACCAATAACGGACACATCGACATCTCAGAAGATATACATCTCGAAGAAATGCCAACTGCCGCACCTACCTCAGTTAGCGGAGTTGATACCCTGGACCGTAAACTTTTAGCAAATAAATTTTTCGAACTACAGGCAAAAATATAGCCCCGAGCCGTATTTATAACACACGGCCCGAGGGATGAACCCCGAGGGCTGTTTTTGTCTAACCATCTATCAAATATATAAAGATATGAGCATCCTTCAAGAGCGTATCGTCTACAAACCCTTCGAATATCCCCAGGCCTACGAGTACTGGTTAAAGCAACAGCAAGCCCACTGGCTGCACACCGAAGTACCCATTGCCAACGATATCACTGACTGGAAGTCAAACTTAAAGGATCACGAAAAGAATGTAATAGGAGGAATCCTAAAAGGCTTCGCCCAGACCGAGACTGTGGTAAACGATTACTGGACCGGACTTGTTACTAAGTGGTTCCGCAAGCCCGAGATCATTATGATGGCAACTACGTTCGGATCATTCGAAACTATCCATGCCGAGGCTTACTCTCTATTAAACGAGGAGTTAGGTTTAGATAACTTTGCCGAATTTATGGAGGACGAAGCTACTAAGAATAAGATCGAATCGCTAATGAAAGTTCGTGATGGTCACAACGGAGCTATCGACTATACCGAAGTTGCAAGATCTTTAGCCATCTTCTCAGCATTCACCGAAGGAGTAAATCTATTCAGCTCTTTCGCCGTACTGCTTTCTTTTAAGATGAGAAACAAGCTAAAGGGTGTTGGTCAGATCGTTGAATGGTCAGTACGTGATGAATCTCTTCATTCGGAAGCCGGGTGCTGGTTATTCCGTCAGCTGATCAAAGAGCATCCTGAGCTTAAGACTCCGGAGCTTGTTAGCGAGATCGAAAAAGCTGCTTTGATGGCTTTGGATCTAGAGTTTAAGTTTATCGATAAGATCTTTGAGATGGGTGATCTAGAGAACTTAAGCAAAGACGAGCTTAAGAACTTCATCAAGCACCGGGTAAATACCAAGATGGGTGACCTGGGATTAAAGCCTCTTATTCCTTCTTCAGAGATTGACAAGGGAGCACTGAAGACTATGAAGTGGTTTGATATGGTTATCGCCGGCAAGCAGCACACAGACTTCTTTGCTAGCAGAGTAACAAACTACTCAAAAGGTCATATGGAGTGGGATTCAAGCTCTATCTTCTAAGATGGCTTCTCACAGTACTTTATTAGTTCCTTTAATTAAGGAGATGCTTGTCAAAGAAATTGGAGAAGCAAACATTCAACCTCTGAAGTGGACTCAAGTAGCCCTAACTAGGTACAAATTCCTAGTAGATGTAGGTGACTTTACTGAAGTAGTAACGGTAGATTTCGACAAACTTATAGAACCCGAGACTAAACAGTTTTACCTACCTCAGAAATACAGAGACCTAGAAGATGTATACAACGTAGGATATGCTGTATCGGGAACTGAACTTCAACTAGCTAAATCTGATTTAAAGACTTTACTTACAATCTTATCAACAGTTGTAGATATCGTAAAGGACTTTCTAGATAAGAACGATGTAGACGGGTTATACATAAGAGGTACAGCTAAGGATACAGACAGTAAAGATACTTCTCAAAAATCTAACCTGTATCAAGCTTTTATCAAAAAACAGTTGCAACAGATTATCGATTTCGGGTTTGATACTTACAGAAACGGTTTTATATTAGTTAAAAGAAAATAAGATGAATAATAGCATTTACGTAGACTCCTCTCAGTGGGAGGCAGGGAAGGATTTTCCCGAATGGATGAACGATATGTCTCTAGCAACTATCTCGAAAGGATACTTGCTGCCAGGCGAAACCCCGAAGAAAGCCTACCAGCGTGTTGCTAACGCTGTAGCGGCTAGACTTAAGAGACCGGACCTAGCTCCGAAGTTCTTTAAATATATGTGGAAGGGATGGTTAAATCTAGCTTCTCCCGTGCTTTCAAACACAGGAACAGAAAGAGGTCTACCTATCTCATGCTTTGGTATCGATACACCCGATAGCATTAGAGGAATCGGGCTTACAAATGCAGAGCTAATGCGACTCTCCTCACTGGGTGGTGGTGTAGGTATCGGATTATCTCGTGTTAGAGAAAGAGGAACACCTATCACCGGCAACGGCTACTCAGAAGGAATCGTGCCCTGGGCTAAAATCTACGATTCAACTATTATCGCCACTAACCAAGGAGCCGTTCGCAGAGGAGCTGCTTCGGTAAACCTAGACATTAATCATGGAGATATTAAAGAATTCCTCCAAATTAGGAGACCTAAAGGAGATCCCAACCGTCAATGTCTCAACCTACATCAATGCGTGGTTGTCGATGACGAGTTTATGCGCAAACTTGAAAGACGAAACCCAGAAGCAGTCGAACTCTGGGTCGAAATCCTTAAGTCAAGAGTAGAGACGGGAGAACCTTATATCATGTTTAAGGATAATGTCAACAACGACAATCCTACAGCCTACGTTAAGAACAACTTAGAGGTATCGATGACTAACATCTGTACCGAAATTACTCTTCATACCGATGAAGAACACTCGTTTATCTGCTGCTTATCTTCGGTAAACCTAGCCAAGTACGAGGAATGGAAAGATACAGACTTGATTGAGACTGCAATCTACTTCCTGGACGGAGTAATGGAAGAGTTTCTTCACAAGACCGACGGAAAGGATTCGCTGATCCGTTCACATCGTTCAGCTAAGAAAGGACGTGCAATCGGACTAGGGGTACTAGGCTGGCATACTTTCTTACAGCAAAAAGGCTTACCATTCAACTCAATCGCTTCAACGGGCTGGACCAATACAATCTTCTCACAAATCAGAACTCAGGCCGAAGCAGCTTCGAGAAAATTAGCCATCGAATATGGAGAACCCGAATGGTGCAAAGGCACGGGAATGCGCAACACGCACCTGCTTGCGATTGCGCCGACTGTTTCTAATAGTACTATTTCCGGAGGTGTATCTGCTGGTATTGAGCCGATACCTGCCAACATTTATACGTTCAACAGCGGCAAGGGTACGTTCATTCGTAAGAACCCGGTGCTGGAAGCGTACCTAGAGGAGAGAGGTCACAACACCGAAGAGGTATGGGATCAGATTATCAGAGATAGAGGTTCTGTAGCAGGTCTACCGGACGATATTATTTCAGCTTACGATAAGGAGATCTTCTATACTTTTACCGAGATCAATCAGCTAGCATTAGTAGAGCAGGCTGCTATCCGTCAGAAGTATATTGACCAGACTCAATCACTGAATCTGTCATTCGATCCTACCGATTCTCCTAAGTTTATTAACCTGGTACACCAGACAGCTTGGAAGCTTGGCATCAAGACTCTTTACTACCTACGTACCGACTCAGTTATTAACGGGGATATTGGTAGCCGTACTTCAGAAGATTGCCTTTCTTGTGACGGCTAGTCTATTTATAATAAATCTTTTCGTATGAAATTAAGCGATATCATCCTAACAGAAGGAGTTAACCCTAGGGAATTAGACAAGTACATCGAAGAACTTGTAGAACTCCTTAAAGACGGTAAAGAAGTTCAAGTACCGGCCCCAGGCGGTTCCGTAAACGTCTTGAAGCAAGATAGAGTGCTACGAATGTTTCTATTCGATAGAATTAATACTTATGTAAAAGAAAAAGGCGATGCCCTTGCAGGTATTGAAGGAATCAAAACAGATTCTATGACAAAAGCACCTTACCTCGCTTTTAAACTTTCAGATAAAGAATTAGAAGCTCGAAAAGATCGCGATCAGGGAATGCGAGATTACATAGCCGGCGAACGAGAAGCCGGACGCTCAATAGATTAAAAGAGAAGGGCCTTGCGGCCCTTTTTTTATTTCTGTTTATTCTGATCATTTAAAGCTACCATTTGAGCATATTGCTCTCTGGTAAGCTCCCTGGAAGTTACAATCACCACTTTATCATCATAGATGTAGGCGACACGG